CTTTAATGTGAACTGTAAAGGGACGATACTCGATGCAGGCGTTTTATATTTGGCATTGTATTTTAGTTCTCCACCGATTATCTCGAATATTGTTTCTCGTTCACCCTTATCCATCACATGTTCACATTTTGTAACATAACCTAATATATTCATGTAGGGTCTTACTTCCGGCTTATCAGGAGCGGACGATAACATTGTTGCTAAAATGTATAGTGGAGAGCCCTTATGAAGTTTACTAGTAATACTCATACCTACAGTAAATAAAGAACGTAATTTTGCTTATATTGTTCCTGTAGTTGAGCGAACTTCGACTTAAGTTCACGGAGGTTTTCGGAATTTATCATCCCCATTTTTGTAGCCGGATCATTCGCATCCTGAGGCGATTCCAAACTAAGCTCGTATGTAATACTTTTTCCTGTATGTATATTTATTGCAGCAATATTTACAGATGGTTTGAAATTACTTGGAAGGAAATAGTTCGGCGTATTCATATAATCTTTACTCACACGTGTCAACAACGGATTCTGTATGGCACTGTCTGAAAATTTACTAGGATCTATAACATCCGCCCGTCTAATCTCCTGATTTAATTCTGCCGGGTGAGTTGCCAAGTGGTCTCGTATACTATATAAGAAAAACTTCGTCTCCAGACATCTAGAGTCTGTCATTAAGAGGCGCTCATCGTAACACTTGTCAAATAGGCTATTAAAAAACATCGGAATCGCCCTATGCCACGCGTCCAAATTTTTACAGACCTCCTTCATTTTCAAGTAGTAGATATTACCTGTATTGAATATTTTCATCATATTCATTGGGCTCAAACCCATATCATTTAACAGTCTCGCCTCTGGCTCTGTGAGCAAGGGGGTCCAACGTGTACTCATAACAGGGCTTTCCGAATTAGATACGGCTTTACCCCCCCAGTTATTAAATGCCCCTTTACGTATTTCATAGGATCTCATTCCAACAGTGACAATGTGTGTATCTTTCGTTTTTTCCAGGTCATACGTATTTACATGTGTCACAAACTCACCTAGCTCATCTCCCGTGTAGGGATTAAATGCGTCCGCGCATACCTTTTTCGTATTCTCCAGATCTGACTCCTTGGAAATCGTGTATATCGTAATATCACGTGGATTATATTGTTCTTTGTCGTACATACCGATCTGCTTCAAACGGGGCTTGGATCCGTATTCTACTAAAGGGCATTGCACGAAACCTCCAGACTGTTTTTTTGCCTTTTTACTGGAAGACTTTTTCTTCCCTTTCCCTTTTTTCTTTATACGTCGCCCTCCTCCTGATATACCCTTTCGTTTGAAGAGTAATTTGCGATAATTGTATTCGGCAGTTAAAGGTGTGCGTAAATATCTTATACGTGTATCTAGCAATGTTGGTTGCACATATTTATCAAGGACTCCCTTAAAATTTGGTAGGGGGTCAAAAGGAGAACTTGCCTCTGTTATTTGCTCTGACGTGACTACGCTGGCGTTTAATTTTTTAGGAGTATTATCTCTGAATCGTATCTCAAGAAAATTATTACCAGCGGCGGCAGAAGGGTCGCCCCCTTTCGCAGGAGCATTTGGCGCAGCAGCAACAGGAGCAGCAGGAGGAGCAGGCGCAGGAGCCGCAGGAACAGCAGCAGCCGCAGCAGCAGCCTTTCCGCCAATCCCCAATATCTTCTCCGATAAAAATTCTACATATGTAAGTCCAATATTCAATTGTTCTACAAGAAACTTTGTCCGGTTTTGCTCCGTAAATTTAGAACCCACATTCATCCCGTTTAGTATTACTACGAACGCATTCGTCGCTCTGGAAAACGCCATATAATGGGCCTCCGTCGTTGACACCACTAACGTTTTACAAGACGCCTCCAATTCTCTAAAGGCCGTTCGTAACGGCTCTATATCTATTTTCGGTTCCGCAGTCATACCCAATATACTAAATGCAGAATATATGCATGTTATACCATACAAAACATACTCCAAACAACACTGTAGTTTGAATAGATCCGTTCCCATGGCATCCTCTTCCATTGTATACAGATCAAATCCAGTATTCAGTAAGCTATATATATAATCGAGCAACTCATAATCAAACACGGAATAACCTCTTGTCAGATAGTATGTCCGCTTATACAGTTGCTCGTATAATTTTCTTATTATATAGCCAGTGTATATAATATTGCGTTCACCGTACAATCTTAGTATATGCTCGTTAATAATCATTAGAGTATTACCGTACACGGCTTCATCGTCCATTAAAAAACGTACTATGTCATAGTAGTCGTTCTTCGGTCCATACTCTTTAAATATGTCCTTATTCGTATATTTAAAATAATCGTACATCAAACGCCCTATTTTTATGTCATTCCCACCTGGTATCTTTAGCACCTCTTTCGCAGAAGCCGTGTTTGCCGATCTGTGAATAAGAAGGTTGGAACTCAACGTCATAAATGGGTAGCGTTTAGAAACAAACACATTCGACATTTCATGAAAGTTCGTTTTATACAAATATGCAAATACATTCTCCTTTTCTTTACCGTTTAGTATTTTATAATCGGTGTTTAATAATACCTTGCATTTATCTACAACACTGTTTCCTGGTCTACAATATGGTTCGTAATCTCCTGATATTAAAATACCAGAGATGTTATTTTGTAGGAGGTACGGATAAAGTACATGTCTAGGGCAAAATGGCAAGGGGTTCGATCTTACCCCATTCGCTTCCAAAGGAAACGCGTCATGAAACTTCTGATTTAATGAATTATTCTCTGACAGAACAAAGACTCTACCACTATTGTCCTTTTCCATCTCCAGAATACACATCAATATACTTAGATAGTTTCTAAAATCTGCTTCTGCTTGAATAAAGTTCGAAAAAACAATGGCAACTTTTCGGTTCACTCTACATACAGTCTCGCCCCCCTGTGACATAAATATTATTGCATTCATCTCGATTAGCGTTGTCAGCACCATTTGAAATGATCGAACCGGATCAGATGGCTCAATGAATACATCGCTGACAGACGGCACATGAATAATTTGTTCGACCCCATTCGGCACTAAGGCGACTCTGACATAGTTCCCATTCGCAACCTCCATAGCATCGGAATCACTTATTTTTTCACTAGAAATCACTCTATCCACATACTCTTTAAATGTATCAATTGGGCTCAATCCCTGTTTTTTTTCAAACCACGTTTTCGGATCTTCATGCGCCTTTCTACTATCGAATGGGTGCTCGGAACGATATACGTAGGAATTCTTATGCGCCTCATATTTTTTCCTTACGCCCACTGGCATCATTAGAGACGATTTCAACGTGTCATCCACCAAATTCTTACCTTCACGCGCATTTAACAGCTTTTCCGACATGTTTTTATAAAAGGCCTCATCCTTCTCGCCTGGTTTTGCATACTCTTCTTGAATGATTCTCTGTTCTTCGGCTGTTCCGAAATTCACAATATCCTGAACTTCTGGGCTTACTGTTGAAATCGTGTTTATATCTACGCCATTTTGTTTGTATGCCAGCGATGTAAGTTGAGATGTTACACCAGTTACGAATAATTGCGCCTTATCAGGTGCTGTCATTACACCGTTACCTTGTAGGCTGAGATACGATCTAGCTGCATGTGTAACAACGGCAGCCTTATCAGTAAGTGACAGTTTGCCATACATATTATTCAAATCATCCTCTGTTAGATCACTTGGATTCGGTAGATCCTCTGCCTCCTTTTTTCCAGACAACCAGCTAATGAGTCCACCGCCCTCCACAGCCCTTATTTCGGGCATCGCCCCACCGATTTCCGGTTCCAATAGGGAGGTATTGGGATCGCCCACTGCTGCTCCTCCACCCTGTACGGCTACTAATTCAGGTGCTGCCCCACCTGTTTCTAACATGGAATGATTCGGATCATGTCCTGCTGGTGCGGAGTCCATTCCACCCCCACCCTGTACGGCTATTAATTCGGGCGCCCCGCCACCCGTTTCCAGTAATGAAACATCTTCTGGTCTCCCTCCGTCCATTTCCTTCTATACACTGTGAAAAACTGCTTTAAGAGATAATACGTTCATTCAACACATGGCAGTAACTCCCCCACCCGATTTCGACGCTCAGACACGTCGCAAGAAGATCCAGTGTAAACAGGAGCTAATCATCATAAGTCTCCAGAAATTCTACAGTGACCGGGAGGATACGGAGGAGATCCTACAGCACCTTCAAGGGACGTCCACAATTTCCCTGCGGCTTATCGACTGGTTCGTCACGAATTATGCGAAACAGTACAATATCTCCTATATCATGGATAATCAGGAATTTCTCGTATACATGAATTACAAATCACAGTTGAAGGCCTATTCAAAGAAATTGTTTGATCCCTTCTGTCGGAGAGAGCGGATCATGTTCCAGCTGAGCGGCCACGAGCCCTTTCTGACAACGGTGGGTAAGCTGAATTTCTTCCGTTGGGCCATTGAGAAGGGTGTCCTTGGCTACATCAAGACGAATTTCGCGAAGATCGAGAAGGAGATGAATTTGAGTGCGCGTGAATTCCAGAGGATACGTTCAGAGGCGAATTCAACGGAGAGTTCCAAGGGTTCTGGTGATACGCTCGTATCCGATACGACCGTATCCACCAAATCAACTACGCGCCGTAGGGCGAGGCTTCTGGAGCCAAATCAGGTGTCCGCGAAGATCATGGAGAAGCATGCTGTTCGCGTGGAGGTGCGGTTCGACTAGACCCCGCCCCCGATCTTTTCGAGCGGCGTCTGTTTCCTGTAAATAATCTCTGGGTTATCGAATTTCGGTCGCATGAGATTATACCACTCCGTGAGTGCTACCGGCGCCTCTGCGGCGTTCTGATACCGATTCGTGAAGGTCCTCGCCCGAATACGCTCGGACTCTTCGATACCCCTGTCCGCCTCCTTCGGCTCGTAGACTGCGGATCGGACTTCACGCACCATGTTTCTCGGATCGCGTGTCGGATCATAGCGATCGAAAAACGGGTTCAGCGACAGATTTGGGCCGGATGAGTCATAGGGTTTCGATTGCCGAAAATCACGAATATCGGTGCGACTACTGAGGGGGGCCATGTCCTGGTATACGGTCTGGAGGTTCGTGGGGACGTTGGAGTCCATCTTGGCGTATTTCGGGTTCGTAACGTCCTCCGTGTTCTTTCGACGCTGTATACGGAAAGCCTCTACGACCTCTCGCTTGAACTGTCTTTTGAAGTCTGGAGATGTATTGCTATTGCTACCGTTATTGCTTCCTAAGCCGGCTATAGTGGTCTCAATACCGACTCTCTCCTGTTGAGCCGCGTTATTTCGGAATAAAGCTGCGATGGCCTCCTGAATGGCCTTCTTCTCCTTTTCGGCAGCCAAATTCAAGAAATCTTTACGATCTGTCTGGGTCGGAAAGAAATCCATGAGAGCGCCCGTCAAGTAGAGCCCATTATTCGTATCATAGTCATCCACGATTTTCATGAATTTCTTTATGAACGTCGAAATCGCGGCGGCGTCATTTGAACCGGGAATACTCGCCTCGTCAATCGTAACCCGAAAACGGTCCGCATCATCTGCGGTAATTACCCGATACGCATCGGCGAGTTTATCGAAATTCGCCCCCTTCTTCGGCGTTTTCACCATGATACCCGCATCCGTCTCAAATCGAACAATTTCCGACTGTTGTATGGGTACTCTGGCATTCCAGTCCTCGACATACCTCGCGTTCACTGTATCGCGCGTATTCACCTCTTTACGAACGCGCGGCTGAAAATTTTCCGGAGGGATCCGCACGGGCCCCGCGAATTCCGGCATAAGAAGACTTTGGGTCACTGGTCCCCCACCACCAGCCCTATTTGGGAGTAGCTCATATCGGTTCATCGTCTAAAGAGTAAATAGAACTATTGTTTAGGAGGAATGTACCTGTTTCCTATGTTCGCAAAGACACTACATTCAGAAGAGGGGCTCACATTCCAACAGATCTGGATGCTCCTAGAGCGTAATGGAAATCACTGTGCCACCGTGAATAATATGGAGGAGGCCATGCAATGGGCGACGGAGAATGATATCCCTCTAAAGGGGGAGCCGACCCTGTCTGGCCCCTTTTTGTTTCTACCCGTTGACGGGACCTCTCCCGACTTAGATGCCTTTTACACCTGGAACGAAACGCTCCCAGAGGAACAGCCCATGCGCACCGTTTGGAGACCGTTCCTATGGGTAACGGACAACTCGAACGCCGACAGTTGGGGAACGAACATACACCTTTCGCAGATCGCCGTTGCAGACGGTAAGTCCGTGTATGACGTGATCCTGGAATGGACCAAAATGACCGCTTAGAGACATTTTGCGTATTCCATATATAGAATGAGTAGTTCTCGTAATAGGACAAGAAGAGTATCTTTTGATATTAGTGGTTCTGACTATTCTGTCAATGAGTCTCTAGAAAATATGCTGAATGCGGAGGCAAACACGGCATACAAACGTCCGTGGCATCGTCTGGACCGAGGGCTCCGCTTGAACCGTATTCGTGCATTCTCCGAGTCGATGGCGAAGGCACGGGGCTTGAAGGAGACCGAGCAGACGGCCCTTTTTAATCTTCTCACGAAGGCGCTTGACAGAAAGGCGTTGAACTCCAAGACCTGTGTTGTGTACGACATGGAGAAGGAGGAGATCACAGAGATTAAGCCTCTAGTGATGCACCAGAACGCCCAGGGCGACGTACTGTTTCATATTATGGAGCGCCGGAATGCGGTGACATTTCGTAAGCGGACTCCTGCGGAGGCGGATTCTGCTGCTGCTGCGCCGACCGTCTAAGACCTTCTCACTATTCTCGTATAAGATGGTTACACGTATGTTTCATATGTGTAACGATTTAATACGGGCATGTGATGAGTTCTCGCCCTGTCCGGCCGATCTGCGCGAAATGGAGACGTGGATGGACGATTTTCACGGATTCTTTGTGGACTCATTTCCCCCGGAAGAAATTGAGGGGATTATCCAGACCTCCCATATCAGATTACTAGAGACTATTCTACGCACCTTTATTCGTATGGGAACGTTTAGTGAATGGGAGGCCTTGACGACAGCCGATCGGCTCGCACATGTGGATCGCCTTCTTTCGTCCAATCAAGTTCCACAGCGTACGCCGGAATGGTATAGCCAGTCGAAGACGTTACTGACAGCCAGCGAGTTTTCCACGATTCTGGGGACACCGCACGCGGTTTCTATGCTCGCCCTACAGAAGGTCGCGCCCGTTTCCGAAAATCTTCGGTCATCTACGACGGCGTGCTGTACGCCCGAAATGGGTCCCTTTGACTGGGGCATCCGTTTCGAACCCGTCGTGAAACAGGTGATGAATCAGATGGACCATGTGACGATTCTCGACGTAGGGCGTATCGTACATCCGGAAAATACGCGCCTTGCTGCGAGCCCTGATGGTATTATTATGAAGGCGGAGGATGCGCGTCGTGTAGGGCGTCTCGTGGAAATAAAGTGCCCGGTCCGCAGAGTAATCGATGGGACGATCCCCCATGAATACTGGTGCCAGATGCAGATACAAATGGAGGTCACGTCGATCGAGGAGTGCGAGTACGTCGAAATGAGTTTTGAATCCGGCTACAAGGATCACGCATATACGACGGTGGGCTCGAAGGATATATGCTCCTGTGATCTGTACGACGCGGAGAATGATGTTCCGAAATATTTCGGACGTGTCTGGCTTTATCAAGAACCGGACACATTGGAATTGAAATACGCCTATACGGCGGAGGAAAAGGCGAATATGGAAGAGTGCGGTTGGTTTCTCCAGGAGGAAATTCCGTGGCACGTGAAGAAGGTGTTTCGAATGGTCGTCTCAAGAGACCGGGCTTGGTATAAGTCGACACTCGAAAAGCAGGCGCATTTCTGGAGTCGCGTGGAGGACGCGCGTCAGGGGCGGATTGAACCTCCGAAGAAGCGCGCGGAAAAGGTTGTCGTACAGGTGTGTAAGATCGTGGGTTAAGGAACAGGCTGCGGCTTATAGAAGGATAGGACGTACTCGTGCAACGGCGAAGAACAGGAGTCCGGCGTCCCGCGTTTGTAGTTATTCGTGAGTTGGCGATAGTCCCCCGTTTTTTCTATGCGCGTCTGGAAATCCGCCTCATAGCACCTCTGACTTGTGGGAGATACCCGTTGTGTGGATGCGGGGAGAACGTCCTTCAGTAAATTATACGGCTCTCTCGGCTTGTCTATCGTCGCTCTATCCGGTTCTAACCTCCCGATAGTCTCCACAGAGTCTTCTACGCTGGCCTTTACAACAGTCGATGTCGCCGTCTGAAACGGCTCTATGCGATCTAAACCACGGCGCACAACATTCGCGTTCCGAATCACCGTGTTATAATACACAAGGAACGAGAAAAAGATGATCCCCCATATGAGTAAAAATGTCTGTGCGGTCTGTTTATTGCGAAACATCCTCCTATCTAACAGTCTATAACTTTTATTCTCTATAGTTAGAATGAATAAATACAACAATCTTGTTGCCGAGTTTCTGGGAACCCTGCTCCTTGTCCTCTCCATTCTTGCTTCCGGCGGGAACGCGCTTTTTATTGGTCTCACCCTCGCCGTTGTCATCTTCTTCGCGGGCAAGACCAGCGGCGGCCACGTGAATCCTGCCGTAAGTGTTGCCATGTACCTCCGTAAGAAGATGTCGATGAATGACTTAGTCGGCTACGTTGCCGCGCAGCTCCTGGGAGGCGCGACGTCCGTGTATCTCTTTAAAATGTTGGCGTAAAGGATCGCCCTTAATAGGTGAAAGATGGTCGCCTCTCTGCCGTTCGTATGTACCCTTGCAACGAATCACGCCCTTCAGGATTTAGAGTGTTTCCTGAAGAGTCTGATGATCTGGGGAAGCCCGTCCGTATTTCTGTTCGCCGACGCCGCTGTCGTAGCCGCGCTTCCGGCCATGAAATACCCGGGAAAAATCGTCGTGAAAGAGGAGCTTAACGCCTATTCCGACAAGACGCGCGAAGAGATGGAGCAGATTGTCGTGAAAGACAAGTCCCTCTGGTACGTCTTTCAGATGGAGAAGATCCGTCTCCTGGAGTGGGTATTTGAAAGCGCCGTAAATGGGCCTGTCGCATCCGACGCCGGCGTATTTTACTTGGACGCCGATATCTGCTTTTTCGGGTCTTTGCCGCAGGTCCCGTCGTCGTATGAGGTCGCCCTTTCTCCCCACATGATTCGCAAAAGGGACGAGGCACTCTATGGGAAATATAATGCGGGGTACGTCTGGGTCCGCACATTAGACGCCGTGAAGGCCTGGAATAATGCATGTTCGACGTCGCGTTTTTTCGAGCAGGCCGCGCTAGAAGTCTTCGATAGTCCCGAGTGGCTGGGACGCGTCCACATGTTCCCTATACAGGTGAATTACGGCTGGTGGAGAATGTTCCAGTCGGACACGGACGCCGAGCTTCTCAAATCCGCCTGGAGAATTCGGCGCAATCCTACGAACTCCGGTATTGAGGTGGACGGACAACCCCTCTTGAGTGCGCATACGCACTGGCACTCTAAGAACTATACTATGCGAATGTTCAATGGATTCGTCCGCGATCTTCTAAAGAAGATAGAGCCGTCCCATCGGCCGGCGAAACGTCTGTTTTTAATTATTAAGCAAAAATAAGATGCGGCATCTAGTATACATGGTTCCTATACAATTCTGCCCCGAATGTGGACTACAGGTTTTTTCCGACATTTCGGACCATAAGGACTGTATTACATGGGGTATAAATATGAGAAAGTACCGATCCGAGAAATGTTGGATTGAGGCGTGCAAAAAAAACGGTGAACGCGTGTTGGAGATCTTACCCATGTACCGTGATGTGCTGAAGTTAAGTACCCCCTAAAGGGGGTACTTATATTATGCCTACATCACTACTGTAGGCATGTAGGCTAAGTTAGGTACACCCTTGGGGTGTACCTAACTTTG